GCAGGATTCATTTTTTCTTTGATAGGACTTTGTTGACCCAAGCGTTGTTGAGCACGTTTCAATCCTTCAGGACTAGTAGGGCTCTGTGTGCGCTCTTTGTCTAGGTCTTGTAAAGTCATTCTGTTGCCAGGACGATTCACAGCAGGGATCTGACTCTTGTCTGGGCCGCCTTGATATGCGCCTTCGTCTACTTCGTTGTCATACTTGTTGTACTTTTTACGTGCAGCATCCATTTTTTTCTCACTGGCACCTTGTTGTCCTAGTCTGGACAATTCTCGCATACCCGGTTCACCGTACTTTTCATAGCCCTTGGCAGCACGGCTCATGTTGCGTTCGTTGAGTTGTTTTGTTTCTGGTGCGTCGTTGACAGCAGCCAGGCGTTTGTTTAAGTCATAGAAAAATGTCATTGTATTATCCTCTTGGTTTGGCGCCAGTTGCTGGCTTGGGTTGTCTCTTGATGTTGGTCATTGGGCTGGTTGTGCCCATTGGCAAATCATTTGTAGTTTTGGCAGGTGGGGTTTTGCCGCCGGCTACTGTGAAATTAGAACGATAGGCATTCTTCAAAACCACATGGTTGTATGGATCTGCAGAATAATCTTTCTTGAGATTCTTTTGCATTTTGTCATCTGCCGGATAGTCAGGATCGTCTAACAGGTCTTTGTTTTGATCTGTAATCTTTGCTGACTCTATGTCAAGACTTTCTTCGTATGGTGTGGTCATCATCACAATACGATTTTCGTCTAGTCCCAGCAATCTAGCAATCTGTTTGATCTGTGGTTCAATAGCAGGGTACTTGAACTCTACATCAACTCTTGTGACAGATTGATTGGGGAAAGCAGGAAAGTCAGGAATCACAGCACGTACTGGTGTGCTCTTGGGAGTTGACATTTTGACAACGTCAAATTGATCCATTTTTTCTTCAAATGATTTGAAGAAGCCTGGGGGAATATCACCTACCACTTTGATGCGGTATTGATATGTACGTTCACTTTCTGCGAGATATTTTGCAAATGGTTTCATGTCAGTATCCTATTGTATATTTATACTTTTCCGTTATTTTGGTCTTTGCCTTTAAGCAAACGTTCCAATAAATCATTGCGATTCAGCACTTGTCCTTGTGCTGTTGCTAGTTGTTGTTCCTCAGGAGTCTGCTGATCCAGTCGCATTTTCTTCAACTGCAGATCAATCACCTTGAGTTTCTTGTTCATTTTGGCTGTTTTAGCAGTGATAGCATGGCCTAGCATGGTACCTGCTACATTGAATATCTCGCTGGCAAAGCGTGAGTCTACCTGCATGCCAAGATCCATGAGATCTTTGTAGCTGTCTTTGGCCAAGTCAGCAAGTTCATCCATTTCACCATCGCTGGCATCAAGATCTCGCACAGCTGGCAATGCTGAATCAATCTTGTCAATGGCATCATCTATCACAGCCAGTTGCGCCCGTGTTTCTGCAATGGTAGGGATTTCATTTTCTGTTTCAATTTCAACAGAAGAGGGTAGGTCAAAAAGGTCTTCTAATTTCCGCGTCATGCGGATATTTATGGGTCAGTTACGACCATTGGCAAACATATCGTTTTCGGTGATTACTCTAAACGCTAGCCCCTGGCGGGCACACCACTTCTGAGCGGCTGCCCATTTGGCATAGTTAACAGCCACTACAGCACGGTCGCGGCTGCTCATTTTGCTTTCAATCACACTTTGTTTTTTGGGTTTGATCTCAATCAATTCTGCTCGAACTGTGTTGTTTTTTTGGCGGTATGTGATCAGGAAGTCAGGCACGTAATTGCTTTTCTTGCCTGTCACAGGATTCATATAGGGAATAGCAATACTTTCGCTGGCCCACTGGAGTACATTGTCATTGGTGTCACAAAAACGCATAAAACTGTGTTCCCACCCTGATCGATATCTGGGTGTGCCTTTGCCCACATACTTTTCTGGATTTAGAACAACGTATTGACCTTGTGCCCAACGACTCATTGTAGTACTAGTCTGGCTGCGTATTGATTGGGAACTGTGCTGGCGTTTATGCCCAGCAGGGTAGCTCGGCTACGGATTGAATTAAGATAGTAGGCCAGGCTTGCTGTGAGATTCAATCCTGTTTGGCCTTTCATAGCATCTAGCAACGTCAGTGCAGGTATATTGGTTTCTTCGGCTATTCTAAACAAACTCACTGTGAAGTTGCCAGCAATACGGGCCGTGGCCATTACAGATCTAAAGTACGAATACACAATATCATACTCGTCTGCAGGAACATTAGCATCGTAGTTGTAAAAACTGTCAAATACTCTAACAGTCAAGTCTTTGTTATAGTTGGTATAATTTACTGTGCTCATACACCACCGCCTGCAATTTGTCCTTGGTTGATCTGATTTACTGTGGCAGTGTTACGTGCCGCGGTTGCTGTTGGAAAAAACACTCCATCAGCTTTGTTGGCCACACTGCGAATAGCGCCAGGTAAACTGCCTACAATCACTTGTGTACCAATTGCAGTAACTTCTGATTTGACAATACTCTTGAGATTTTTGCCTTTGAATGTGTTGTAAACTGTACTGGCTTTTTGTGCCGCACCAAGCAGTCCCAACACAGAACCTGATTGTAAGTCGCTAGAAATACCTCCAGCAACATCTAATATGCCGCCTTGACCCAAAATAGTAGCTGTGGTACCAGGGCGAGCCAATGGACTTGGCGTTGTGTCGTAGTGTGCTGGATTAGCAAAGCCAGGAGCAGACTTGTTGGGTGCGCCTTGTTTGTATTTCACAGTTTCGTAAGCAATGGTCATGGAGTGTTGCATGAGTCCGTTGCCTTGACTGTAGTCATAGGTGTCATGTGCCCAATTTGAAATCAACGGATTGATCAAGATGTACTCAGCAAACTTGTGCTGATAGTCAAATCCAAAAATTCTAATGTCTGAGAAAAACGGAGGTTTACCTGATGAGCTTGTTGTGCCATCGTCAATTGCTTCGCCAATATAACCCCAGTCGTTAACACCGCCCATGCGGTCTTGATTGTAAATGTCTCGACCGTTGTAGCCAAATCCTTTGGTACCGTTGCCTTCAGCACCCATGCTGCCGTTGTTGTTGTTGGTAGAGCCATAGGCCTGACTGGCATCTTTGTAGTAGTAGCTGTAGTAGTTGTACCACATGTTACGCACTAGATCTGATCCGTCATCATGGAATGTGATGTTTACAGGATCATAATTGATCTTGGTTTGAATCACACGTTTACGATTGTACTGATTGAGTGTTTCTGTGGCAATAGTATACTTGGGCAAGTCAACTGTTTTTACAACCAAACTGAGATTGGCAATGTCTTGGAGGCCAACTGCACCACGTATTTTGGGAATTACTGCTGAGTTGATTGTGAATGCCACATGAAATAAAAACTTAAATCGTGGCTTGAGTTCGTAGCCGTTGGGAGTAAAAACACGATTTGCGTGATCGTAACCACGCAAACCATCTACTGCGCTGAATCCTTTGAAGATTTGCTGACCAAATGATGCTAATGACGATGACATTAGTTATTAGCCAGTTTATTAGCTGGCTGCACCAGCACCTGTAACAACGTCGCCTAGTGTTCGACCAATAGCACCACCAATGCCGGCACCGTTAGATCCAGATGGGATTTGGTTGGCGTTATCATAAGCAATGCCCAAGTTGATTGTAACAACTGCGCTTTCAGCATAGCTCAATTGCCCGTAGTCTGCTGACTTCAAGTAGCAACCATACAATTCCCAAGTTTCAAGAACTGTGGGCTCCCAACCACCATTACCGACGTCTAGAATTTCTAAACGTGTTAGACACTTGTAGTCAAT